CAACTGTGTTATATGCAATTTTAGTTGGTGTGCTGGAAGCTGCAATTGTCGTCGAACCGCTCGCCGTTGCTCTAAACGCCACAACATTCGTCGCGGCATCGTTGCTCATGATGACTGACGAGGACCAACCTGCTATGGGGACTGAGAACTGAAGACTCAACACATCGCTGGTTGTAAATGTAACTGGGACAGAGGGACCAAAGTTATCGGCGTCCCCGTCCCCAATAATGTTTACATGCGTTGTATCCGAGTAACTAACCTGCCCATTTAAAAACGAAGTTCCAGAATCTAACCCGGACGACACACCAATGGCATTTCTACCAGAGCCTGTAGTTTCTGGAAATTTGGCTGTATCTATAGAAAGACCTGCAGGGATAGACCACTGAAACTTCCCCGTTCCCGTACCGGGTGTACCTGTAAAAACAGTATTTAGCTGCGCTTCTAAATTATCTCCTACTCTTCTATATCTTCCAGTCGTTGTATGATTTGTATATTCCAGCCCATTAGATGCCCCACTCATTACGGGCGTATAACTAACCCAATCAGTAACCGGCGAGCCGTAGAGCTTTGCCTGCGGGCCTAAGTTCCAGTTATCAAATCTGATAGTATAAGCCGTAGCAGTTGCCGTGCTTACATGCGCAATTAGTCTATAGCTAGTGCTGCTTGTTGTCTGAAACTCAAATGCAAACTTCTGCGCAATGCCAGCATTTTTAAGCTTAAACGGCGCCGGCTGAATAAGCGCTGAGTTAGTTACATCGTAGAGCCAGAACTGCAAGTCATCGTCTGCATATGTTCCAGAAGCTACCAAATAGTCAAACGAACACTGAAGCACAGCAAACTTGTCGGCACTATCTATTGTGAAATCGAAGCTAAAACCCTCTCCTTGACGGTCGGCGGCATCGTGTGTAAATAAAAAGTTAGTTGTGCCTCTAAGGTCTGAGTTAGTGCTTACTGCATAAGTGACGCCGGCTGAACCGCCTGTACCATCTACCGGCGTGCTGCTAGCACCGTCGTCATAGACTGTCCAGGCACCAATGCTATCTCCATCATTGGCCGAGCTTAAATAGTTAACGCCACCGCTGGGAGCTGCTGCCCAGGTGGGAGTGCCGCCTACCACTTTTAGAACTTGATTGCTTGTGCCGATTCCCAGTCTTGCTGGAGTGCTTGTTGCACTTGCATAAATCATGTCACCGGTGGTTGTAAGCACGCTCTCATCGACCTTTCCGTCTAACTGCGTCTGCACGTTAGAGGTCACTGTGCTCAAGTATTGGAATTCAGTACTAGTCACACTGCCATCAGCAATCTTAGTGGCATCGATAGCAGCAGCTGCCTTAATATCAGCATTCTCGATATTAGTAATAGAGTTGCCTGTGCCGTCTGCATCAAAAGTTTTATTGGTAAGCGTCGCTGAGTGCGCTTCCGTTACTACAGGGCTTGCCGTGGAGCCATTGTGAAGGGATGCTTTGTGGGCTGTTAAGTCGTAGGTTATGTCGCCTTCAGCTGTTGGCGCGGCGCCTGCAATCGGCTCTATATTAAGCGACTTTTTAATTTTAAAACTGTCTGTAGCCATCGGTTCATTCTCCCCTTAAGCTGTTTACGTTACCACTTGTTGACTTTGTACTTCATTGTAACGGCAGTGCCTGTGCTTGTAGTCACATACAATAACCGCACGTCAGCCCCGCTAATATCCACTGTAAACGTAGTCCCTAATGTTCCCATGCTAGCAGCTGACTGTGCTATAGCTGTAGTACTGCCGTCTGTGCATATGTGCAGCGTACCTTTCTCACGGTTACCTGCTCCTCTAGCTAGCGAATAACTAACCTCTATGAAGTTAAAGGAGGCGTGTGCCCATGCAGCTACTAGCGTAGGTGAGCTAGTGTTATCGGCTAGGGTAGCTGAGGTGAGCGCCTCCACATCATCAAGATATGTTATTTCGGTTGAGGTGATGGCACTAACAGAGAGTACGCCGCTTCCATCGCTAACAATAGCACGGCTAGCAGTAAGCGCTGCGAGTTTGCTTAGAGTAATAGCAGCATTTGTCTTGACGTCCGCATCTACAATTACGTCTGCAGTAATCGCAGTTACACCGGCATTTGTAATGGTAACGTCGCCCGATGGTGTTACCTCGGTAGCTTCGTTAGATGCGTTGCCGATCAGGATTTTGCCATCAGCTAGTGTATTAATGCCATCAATGTCGTTCTGTAATTCAGTCAAAGCTTCTTGCACATCATCTGCTGCTAAGTTGCCGCTAGGGGTAACAGAGATCGCTGCTGCTGTGTGCGCGCCCGAGGTAGAGGCTATGTGCGCGTCTAGGGTAGCCCCATCAACAGAGATGTCGCGGCCATCTATAGTAATGCTAGAATTCACGGTTACGTTTGCCGTGATGGTAGCCCCTTCAATAGTTACGTTCTTTAAGTAGGTAGGGGAGTTATATGTGCTCTGCCCGCCGCCGAAATTACTTCCAGGCTTTCTTGTTAGCCCCTTAATGCGGTTACCGCGAACACTAGACATGTAAGTAGAATCAGGCTGTACTCGGGGCTTATCCATCGAGTCTTGGATCTTGCCCATCATCTTAGCTAGTTTGTTCTGGAAGAGTTGATAGTTTCTAGCCGCCTCTTCTGGATTTCGAAGCAAAGAGCTCCAAAGCTGGGCTAGTGCTCCGTAGAAAAGCACTATGCGGTCTTCTACCGGCATCATCGGCTCATCGCCCGGTAGCTCAAGCGCCGTTGCTTCTTTCACATAATCAAAACGCAGGTGTGTATCATACTGGGAGATAGCTGGAAATACCTTAAGCAGTCTGTATCTGTCCGACTCTGTCTCACCATCCCCGGTAGAGGGGTCTCTATAATCATAGGTTGAGTAGTAGAATGGGCGGCCTTCTGTCTTTCTGCCTTGAGCAACTAGCCTTCTAAACTCTTGAAGCCCGCGAGGCTCCATTGGCATGGCTGCGTGATCGTGCCAAAGCTCAATCGTTTCCCTCAGGTCAGTGGGAAGCGCTAAATCCTCACACCATACCTTGTAGCTAGCCGTGGCATTCAACGTTCCATTAAAGGGCCTGTCTATTGTAAATGTGGTAGCTTCCGCTGTGTGCGCTGTTATCTTATAAATCTCATTAGTGCCCTCTATGGAGAAGAGGTAGTTTAGGAAGGAGCCCGATGCTCCGACTGCCGTTGAGGGGGCTATTGAGAGGGTTACTGTTGAGTATGTAGGCGTTACGCTAACGGTTCCTGTTCCGTAGTAGGCTTGATGAGTGATGGTACTATTTCCATAAAGCCAATACCATCTTGTTGCCGGTACTACCTCATTAAGGTATACCATGTTAATCGAGCGCTGAATTCTCTGTAGTGATTGCGCATCGGTAGACTGAATTCGAAGCTCTTCTTGAATGGCTGTGTATATGTCAGAAAAGTCTAATAGTTTATAAGCTGCCATGTTATGTACTCGCTCCCTCAGAGGTAAGAATTAAGGTAGCCGTGCCGCTAGCTGACATGGTTGCCCACACGCCGTTCGCAAAGCTCATAGGCTTGGCTGATAGGTCGATTAGCACAGTCTGCGCAGCTGTAGCGCCCTTTATCACCATTTTAGTGGTGGCGGCCGAAGAACTACTGTCAAACAGTGTAATATTATCGCCGCTAGAGGCTGGCGTAAATATGATGTAAGCTACCCTGCATGCTTTGCTAACTGCTACTGCATTCGTGTCTGTTACGTATACTGAGCCTGCTTGAAATACTGCTGCCATTATGTAAGCTCCACCCAGATAAGCTTATCGCCGCGCCGCCTAAGCTCCAATTCTATCTTATAGAATTCTAGCCATATGATGTGCTGCCCTCTTCTGGTAGGGTAGAAAGCAAATCTAATTCGCGTCCTCCTACTCCCTGCGGGCATGGCCTCCCATCTCATACTCTACTCGTTCTCGAGATAGATGTAGACTTTGGCTGAGTTGGTGACGGCTACACGAAAGCCAGAATCACACTTTGCGCAGATGCCCTCCGCTGCCTGATTGCTGGTACCAGACTCCTGCCATACAGGTGAGCCGGAGTCCGACGTTCCTGATGTGATGGCAGCTGTGCCTGAGGTATTACCTATATATTTAACAGCTTCTATTGTAGCGTTTCCCGAATAAGTGTAACCAGTGGTATCTACATAGATTACGTTTCCGGTTTGCGAGTTGGCCATAAGCCTCCTATGAGATAAAAAAAGGGGCAGGTTTAATCCCTACCCCTTCAGTATAACATGACGGTTATATTGACTACGATTTGATGATTAAATAGCTAAAGTTGGTCGTAGAGCCTGTTAGTGAGCTGGTGTGTGTGTTGCCGATTCGGATAGTAACGGTGTTAGCCGATGCTACCCATGAACCTAGGACAGCTACTCCAGATTCCATTGTAGCTTCTAGCGGAGTTACGACCACGATGTCACCAGCCGCTGCGCCGGTTACAGTGACGTCTAGGTCCTCTTCGCCAGCTGCTGCCAAAGCGGAAATAGTGACAGCTACTGTCCCTTTTAGCCACTTGGTTAAAGCTGTGCCGGAGCTGCCTAAGGCAAGCCCCGACGTTACGTGTGATGTTCCCATTATGTAGCTCCCTGTGTTCCCCAAACTCCCAGTGCATGAATCGCGCCAACTTTCTCCCTGTATCTAGTCTTATACAGAATAGAGTCGTTGTGGAATCCTGTATCAGGTCCGCCTGCTTTAGTTTCAATAGGCCTGCGGCTGATGATACGAAGACCTGTTTCAGCGGGATTTGCGGACAAGAACCAGCTGTCAGTGTCAGTAATGTGTGGGCTAGAGATAACAGTCAATCCCTCACCTTTAAGTGAGTTCATGTTGTTATCCATACTGTCGGCCTTAAGATCAGAACCGATCAACTCCATTGCATAGCGCTTTTGAGTTGGGTGTACGAGCAGGGTCTTAGGCGTCATTCGGTAGATAATGCCTGAGTCACCGATGAACTGCGTTTCGAAGTCTGACAGAGCTGCGTCCAAAGAAGAAGGAGACAAATCTACTTCAGCTGAAGGGCGATTTCTGAAGGTCAGTCCAGACGGAAGGGTGTGGGCCGTGTTGAAGATGCTTAGGCCATCAGCTACTGTCTCCGCAGAGAATCCGTTGTTAATAACATTCATAGCTGCAATTTCTTGTGATTCTTTAGCAGAGCGAGCCATCTTTCGAACAGCATCAGAGATAAAGTCGAATTTACCATCATCTACTGCTTCTTCAGAGATAGAAAAGCCCAGGCCATATTTAACTACAGACAGGGTTTTGCTTGCTCCAGCCTTTGGACGAGAGAATGAGTACTCAGCTCCCTCAGCAATTTCAGCAGCTAGTGGCATATCGTGCAATTCAGATGATTGCCAGATATCTCGGTCGGTGCTGACTACTTTGAATAGCTGCTCTCGGCGAGAAGGGTGCATCTCGAGCTCAGAGCGAAAAAGCTCCTCGAGAACTGGAAGCATCGCACTTCCAAATAGATCCGAATAGTTTGCGCGCATAAAAACAGGTGCTGACATATATTACACTCCTTCAGTGGCGTCGCCAAGTTGATGATTGTTAATTTTACATACTACGTCGACTTGGTCGCCTAAGGCATTGTCAACAGCAGGGTGAATTCTCAAAACGCGGACAGGTAGGTTTGAATCAGTGGCGCCAGTGCTAGCGTCTACTTCCATTGCAGAGCGCTTATATAAAGTGCTTGCAGTTCCAACAGTAATGTTGTAGTTTAGGTTAAGGTCTGTTTGAGCATCGATGGTTGCATCGTCTGCTTGAGCAGAGAAGAGCTGGTCTGGGCTATCTGCTACCATTACGGTGCCGCCAGAAACTGCATAGTTAAGAGCTACGCCACATGCCTTAGCTGTGCCAGCAGCTGCCTGCACGCACTGACCGTTAGCATCTAGTTTCACAACGTCGCCTGGATAGATTGTTCCGCCTGCTCGGTATGGATTCGCTTGCTTAAGCTTACCAAACGGCTCGAACCCTTTTGACTGGTCCTTATTTGCCATATTACTAAATTCCTCCAAAAAAGAAGCCCTGCTTGATTTGCTAGGGCTTCGTGTTAATGCTGTGAATTTAGTATACTATGACTTTTTAATCATTCTCCTCGAAGCCTTGATAAATTTTAGCCTTAACCCCCGCATCGCGCATACGCTCGCGCAGCTCTTCAGCAGCCTGATTATTCTGCGAAGCAGCCAAAGTCTCGTTTTTACGCTGGATTTTAGCTTTGTGTGCGTTGTTAACAGACATGGGACGAGTCGCTAAAATTAAATCACCCCGGCGAATATATCCTTCAGAATCTTTAAATCCGAATGCACTGTTAGCAGCTGTCTCTGACTTATATGGAATCCACCTGCGCGCATCAAAGCCATAATTCTCACGAAACTTGACTCCATTGATCCAGCGAAATGCAAGATTCTTTCCTTTAATTTCAGCCAAGATGTCAGGGTCAATAGCTAACTGATCCTCTAGATCAAACTGAGTAAGCTCCTCAGTAGATAGTTTCTCTTTATTTTGCTTAGTTGAAAGCTTCTCTTTACTGCTCATAATCTACTCCCATTTTCCCCAGTTTTTACGTTTAGCTCTTTCTTGAATGCGTTCCATAACCTTCTTATCCTTGATGTTGACGCCGATTAACTCTGCAAACGCTAATGTCTTCTGATCCACCTCTTTGGATTGGGCGCCTCGTGATGACTGCCTGTCGCCAGGGCTGCTGCTAGCTTGGAATTCGTCGTGAGACTTGCTGGACGCTGATTGACGCTTTGATTTAACAAGCACCCCCATGTCAGCAGCTGCGTCGCGAACTGCGATCTTGTATGCTAGCGGATTTGCTTGCTGGTTAACGGGCAGCGACTTGTAGATCTCTACTGCTTTTTTAGTAAGTTCTGAATTAGCATCTGCTAGCTCAGGGTACTCTGAAGAAAGCTGAGCCAGCACTGACTGCGCCTCGTTTTGGTACTGCATTCTAGAGTTAACCATCTCTTCGGCTCTGCGTGTTGCGTTCTGTTCAACAGCCTTAGCATAAGCCTTTGGGTCTTTATATATAAGCTCCTCAAGGTTTGCTTCTTCTGTGCCAGAGTTTTGAGAACCACCCCGGCCTTGAGCAATCATCTGTGTCAGCTGATCGAGTTTCTGGGATAGAAGTGCGTTCTCTTCCGAGAGGCGACTTGTCTTCCTCGCGAACTCTGCCGTCACTGACTCGATGCTGCGAGTTTGGTTGCTCTCGCCTGATTGGGATTGGCTTTCGCCGGGAGGCACGCCTCCGGTCGACTGATCTTCGCTCATTTTTTTCTCCTTTACGCCGAGCGGGCGATCGATAGGTTTTACCCATCTGTCAGCGCTTTATCCATATTTATTTGCGACGAATAGGCGCGCTAGTTGCCTTCTTCGCATGTTCTTTAAGCTTACCTATATCCATAGCAAGCCTCTTCGCTCCATCTAACTCCGAACGTGTAAGTGCTAACTTCAGCAAATCTTGTTGTTCTGCTACTGTTTGGGTTAAAACCCTCTCTGCGCGCGCTTCTATGAGCTGTGGCAGCACTATTTGAGTCAGTACAACAAATGCTTCAGTATCTACAAAATCTGCAAGCGCTTCCGCCTGCTCATCTGTCAACTTACCTTTTAAGTATAACATGTTCTTCTTTACTTGTCACAGATAGCGGGCCAAAATAGCGCACGCTAACCTTTTTTAAAGAGCGGCGGGCGAGTGAGTACTTCGGCGCATGAAAGTTGGCATAATAAACGAGGCACTTGTGCATAGCTATCCTGATCATACGGTGCCTGATCCCAGGCCAGCAGCTGCCGCGCCTACGTTAGTTTGCTGCTGACTCATTGCGGCATTATTCTGCATCTGCTGAGCATTCGCCTTCTGAGCAGCCATTTCCTTCAATGCTTCGGCCATCTGGGCAGCTTCCTTCTGCTTGCGTGCAAGCGCAATTGCTTGCTGCTCACTAAATTGCCCTAAAAGATCATCATTGTCAATAATTGCCTGCACATATTCAACAAAGCCTTGCAAATCCTGCTCCGGTCCTAGGCGAACATCGATGCCAGCCAGCACGCGGTTAGCAATCTCTTCAGGAGAGAATTTGCGATCAGCGCCATCAGGCTTCCGCACAAACTTGCTCCAATTCTTAATGCCCATAGACTGCATAAGATTCTTGATAGCATTAAAGCGTTCCGTCGGCGTCACTAGTCCTAGCTGAATGTCTAAAGGTGAGCTAGTCAGCTGGTAAACCTGCTGGGCCGTGTCTATTTGAACCTGTCGGTTGCTGGCTGCTGAGCTAGTCTCAAGCTCGAAATCGTACTGCCCTGCAATCTCTTCGCGAGATTTAACAGTAGCCCAGTAGTTGCTGCCATCGTCACCTAGCAGCCTAAACTGCAAGCCTGGCTCCACCCTCATCTGCAGCATCTCAAAGATACCATGCAACAGCTTATCAAAGCCCCTATTTAAGCGCTTTAAATATACATCTAGATTGGAGTTATTCTCGCTTGCTGTGATACGCGCGCCGGTAGCAGTTCGCGTGGCACCTTGGCTGCCTACAATTCCTAAACTTAAATCACTAATAGAACTCATGCGCTCAATGTAAGAGTACAGAGCATTCTCTTCTTGAAAGCCAAAGCTTGTTCTATTTCCTAAATTAGGAAAGAAGACATCTGCTTGCGGATTATCAAGCGGAATCATGGCGCCGGGCTCGATAGGAATAGTCTCCTGTGCCATAGAGCTCGATGCACGGTAAAAGCCGAATGGAAGGGTGCTTAGCATACCAAAATCCACCCTCATATTATGTACAGAGTCTAGCTCTTTGCAGAGTGAGTATGTTAACTCGACTAAGCCTACAGGATTCTGCGTGTTTGTGCGTCTGTGGAAGTCAATGCAAGCATAGGGCCGCTTTCCGGCTTTAGATATGCGATGAAGGTACGTGGCGCGCAGCTGTGCTCTACTTGAGTCGGCAATCCAGACAATAACATCACTAGGGATGCCGCTGCCGTCTACATCCTTCTTAATATAAGCCTCTAACACTCGATACCTATCCATCTCTTCTACTGGATCGAGGCTTCCAAGCATATTCTGCTCAGCTCTGGTCTGCTTAATCTTGCCAGTAGGGTCACTGGACTTCATGTCAGGGCCAGCCTTGATGGCCTCGTCAACAGCTGCCTTGTCAAATATCTTCTGGTCAGCAAGCTCGTATAGCTCGCCAGCCGTCATGTAGTGCTGCTGGATGACGGCGTCGGCCAAATCAGGATCGCCATCGCCACCGATAATTAGCAAGTCCTCAGACTGCACTAGCTCAACCTTAGGGCCTACAAACAAAGGCTGCACTACTTCCTGCTCCTCTTCCTTCATTACAGTAGTTTGTACGGCAATCTCCTTACCGTCAGGCCCCATCATGAACTTAACCGGGCCGGGTGCTGGCACCTCTACAACATCAGTGAAGCGCGTAAACTTACGGTCCCAGCGATACCTAGTAATTCCTCGTCCGCTAGTGACCCAATTCCATACCCACTTGTCTAGCACATCCTCGATACCTTTATGCTCATTAGCCCAATCCTTAACGGCATATCGTAGAAATTCCTGCACAAGAGGGGCGCGGTCAGAGTTAGCTTCTTTTCTGGCCGTAACTGTAAACGGGGGATCAAAGTTAACAAGTGTGGAGAGCATTCTGGAGTGAAATGAGCGGCAGATGGTATAGGCCACTGGCAAGTGCATGGTAGAACTCCACGCATAGGCCCCTTGATAAATTGGGGCAATAAATTCTTCGAACTCCTGTAGCAGCTGCTCTTGCGTACTAAGCCACTCACTGCGGTTGGCGTTTCCAAGCCGCCACATATCAGAGATCTTAGCTGGCACACCCTGCTCTTTAAGCTTCTTGGCAAGCTTCTTGGGAATAGCATCCCTCAAGTCTACTGCGGGCACCTCATCTTCAAATGTGTTCTTCCTATCTTTGTTGGCATCAGCGTGGTCGAGCATTCAGTAGCCCTCCTAATACATTAAGTATACTAGAAAGCCGCCCAGCCATCGCTTTTCCTGCCACCATACTTAAAAATCATCCCAGTCATCGCGTTTCCTGCCACCTTTAGCCAACATACGCTCCTCGAACTTAGAGGGGAGCCTGCGCGCGCCGGCCTCCTGCCTACGCATGACATGTTTGGGCTTAGCTGGGGCGCCGGAGGGCCTAATGATGCGGCGCTTAGAGTTATCGTAAGTTAAGCCAGCAGCTAGGGCGTACTTAAGGCATGCCAGCGCGTCGCGGTTGCTAATCTCAAGCTTAGGCTGGAAGTCCTCCGTACCCTTAAGAGGCTTCCACGCTACATTCTCGCAATCATGGATTATTAGGTTATTGCCAGCTACTATCTTAAGCTTGGGACCCCCTACCGGCCTATCATACAAAGCCTCCTGAAGCCTAGTTAAGAACTCTTCGTCCTTCTTTTCGTCGTAGCTGGTTGGGCGCACACGCACGCCTTCGCGGTTGCATACCTCTATAAAGCTTGCAAACGCTTCACCACCAGTGTACTGAGCTGAACCAAAGTTATCGCAAACCACATCGCACACATTGTACTGGACTAGCCAGTTAGCTTTTAACCATTTAGCGAAATCACGTGACAAAGCCTTTTGCTTATATTCTGCTACGTACACTAGTTGTCCATTGGGACCTGCTAGCATCAAGCATGCATGCAAGTCTTTGGCCGTATGTGGATCGATGGCTATAACACCGGGCCACTCGATGTGGTCAGCTGGCAGCGCGCTAGCTGGTACTACGTGCTTCTTCCTATCAAATAGGCCTCCAAGAGCTAGTCCGTGAGCGCTGAAAAAGCCGCCCTCAATACGGCTTTCCCTCTCCCGCTCAGTTAAATGATGCTCAAAGTTTTCTAGGAAACCTTCTTGCAAGTTATCCTTATTTACATGGGATGACATTTTAAAGAAGTCGACTTCGGGATGACCGCCGCGTTCCCATTCTTGATGCAGCTCGCGCACCCATGTAGACTTAGCTCCGATAGGCGTACCTATCATCAAGAACCTAGCTTCGTGCCCTTTTGTACGGCCTCCGCGAAGTAGTGAGATGAATATGTTCCTGGGAACAGGTTCGTCAGCGATGGCCAGGTCCACTTCAATACCCTCAAACATTAACTCGTCCATCTCTTGCGACATAAACGTTATCTGTGAACCGTTATCAAAGCTTATTCTGCTTATTTGAGGCTTGCCGTCTTTATGTAGCTGCTCCTCCTTAATATCAAACCACTTGCGTATACCGTTGCGGCCTAAATATATGTCGCGTACTTTTAGTGGCGAATCTAACACGATCACAACGTTAGCAGGCACGCGAGTATATTTGTCCAGAACGGGGTTATAGCCTTGGCATGTCCACACAGCCTCTTGAATGGCGGCTGTCGACTTGCCAGCAGCGTTGCCTGACAAGTTGAATCGAATGCGTGCATTGGAGAGATGCATGCGCAGTTGCCCTTCGTTGGGCTTGTACACCATGCGAGCTGCCCGCTTACGACGCTTCTTCTCTTCTACAGCATCTAGCAGAGCCAGCTTCTCTTCTTTACTTAGGCTGGCTAGCTTTTCTTTGGAAATTTTCATATAGGTTAGTTACGTATTCCTCAAACTCTTTTACCGTTTTGGTATTCTTGGTAATGTTGCACTGTTTACAGCAGGCCGTCATATTAGGTAAACTGTACCCCTCAGTAGGTCTTATCCTATCAACTGCCGACCCTGTTTCGGGGAGCGCCCCGTTGCAGTATGAGCACTGCTTTTGAGCCTGTCTCCATTCTGAGTACTGCTCAAAAGTTATTTCGACATTCCATCCTCGCGACTTAGCGCCGCTGCATAAAGAGGAATAGCGGCCTTTATTTGTTCTTCCTCGATAATACGAGTAAGTTTTAATTTGCTCCTCATTGCTTGCTTTCCAATCCCTGCAGCGCTGCCTAGCCTCTTCTGGATTTTCCCAATAATGCATACGTTTGCGTTCGTTCAGTTTCTCTTTATTAATCTCCCGGTAAGAAGCTCCTTTAGCTAAAAGCTCTCCTAAATGCTCTTCTCTGTATTCTTTATTATATTCCTTTTCCTGCTGCCTCACATAAGGAAGCTTTCTATAGTGCTTTCTGCATAAGCCTTTAGCAAAATGCTTCTGACAGCAGTCTTCCTTAGAACACTTCCTACTATTTTTTGTCTTCATTGTCTTCAACATCCTCTGTTATTTTTGATATCAGCAGAGCATCCAGCTCTTTTTCTTCCATTGCAGCTAGCCTATGGGCTACTTCCCTCTTCTCAACTACCGGACCTACTGTGCGGTTTAAAACCTCTTTTATGGCTGATAAGGCAGCAGTTGGGTTATCTGTAGTGGCGGCTAAGGTCACTAAGCGCGCCGTAGCAAGTGCGCGGCCACGCTCTAGTATCTTGTCGCTCTTCTCGCCCTTGCGGACCATGTCACGCAG